GGAACTTTAGATACGACAAAGCAAACGAGTTCCTGAAACTGTTATATGCAGAGGGACAAGATGTATCCAAGGAGATAAAAGCATTCCGACAGGAGAGGACAGCCGAGGTCAAGGCGGACAAGTTCGTTGATGACAACTTGAGATTGCTCTATGACAACTATATGATAACCGCGAAAGACAATTTCGATGACTATATGATTGCGCTGGAGTGGAATCGTGTGCCACAAGCCCAATTCTGGCTGCCACGTAGGCGCATCTTGGAGGAAAAGTTTGGAATAGCTACGAAAATCCAAAACTTTCTCGATAGTGAGAATGGAAAACTCCTCACGATCAGTTGCCCTCCGGGTGTCGGCAAGACCACGTTGATAAAGTTTCTGCTTTCTTTCATCGCAGGGAAATATCCCGACTCAGCCAATATGTATGCCTCATACTCTGACGGAATGGTAAAAATGGTGTACGATTCGGTTGTGAGCATTATGAGTGATGATAGCGAATACAACTTTGATAAGATATTTGGATTAGGTTTGCCGAAGTGTTCAGCCGAATATAGCACGATTTCCTACAGGAAGAGAGGCGACTTTGCGACCCTTGGCTTAGTCTCAATCGGTGGCTCTGTTACAGGACGAACCAGAGCAAACAAATTCTTTGTTACCGATGACCTTGTAAAGAATGATGAGATGGCAAGGAGTGTAGATAGACTTGAGACATTGTGGAGTGATTACAACAATACACTTACCACACGAATGATTGGAGATAACCCCAAGCAGGTAATGTTGGGTACGATATGGAGTTTGTATGACCCTATATCCCGTCAACGAGAGAAATATTATGGCAAAGAGGGATACGAGTTCATTGCGTTGCCAGTAAAGGATGCAGAGGGGCACAGTAATTTCTGTTATGACCACCCTGATAGGTACACGGATGAACGAATACAAGACCTTGAAGATAGACTCGACCCAGTTGTGTTCTCTTGTGTGTATATGCAGCAAGGCATAGAAAAAGAGGGACTTGCGTTCTCAGCCGACAGACTCAAATTCTATAACGGAGTCCTCCCTGATGGAGAGCCAGACAACATACTGTTCTTTGGTGATGTAGCATGGGGTGGTGGAGATTCGTTCTCAATGCCTATAGCCTATGTGTACGGAGATGATGTGTATATCCACGATGTGATGTTTGATAAAGGGGACAAGTCGATAACCAAGCCAAGGGTAATTGGTAAGATTTTCAAGAATAATGTCAAAATGGGACGTTTCGAGGCAAACAATGGTGGAATGGAGTTTGCAGAGGACGTGAGCAAGAAATTATTCACGGAGTACAACTATTCTTGTGCGATTACGTCTTGCAGGGGTTCGGCATCCCACGTTCCGAAGCTGACGCGTATAGAACAACACCAAGATACGATCCGCAGATTCATATTCCGTGCCGAAGGGTATAGGGACAAAGAATACGATAGGTTCATGCAAGAGTTGCAGACATTCAGTTTTACATCAAAGAATAAGCACGATGATGCGCCTGATAGCCTTGCCGGACTCTGCGAGTACAAATTTAAGGGAAATACGGCAGCCGAAATCATAAAAAGACGATTTTAGTATAAAAATAGCGAGTTTTAGTGACTATTTTAGCACAAAACCTTGTGTAAAAGTGGAGCATATGATACTAAATAATGTAAGACACGAGGAATGTGTCCGTTAAAATGTACTTAATCCAACAAGGAGAAGAAATGGATTTACACGGAAGAAGAAAAATCTATACGGTGTATGACGAGATTGACTCATTACAGAAGAACGAAATCATTGATGAAGTCAATAACGCACTTATGGTTCATTTGCAGAACCTTGGCGAGATGAGATACCTATACAAGTATAGACGTGGGGAGCAACCAATCCTTCATAGGACAAAAGAGGTTCGCCCAGAGATTAACAACAAGATCGTGGAGAACCACGCAGAGGAGATAGTAACATTCAAGAATGGATATTTCCTTACTCAACCAGCTTTTTACGTTGCAAGAAATGAGAAAGCCACAAAAGCCGTAGGAGAACTCAACGAGTACCTTTATAGGAGCGGCAAACAACAGGCAGACAATAAGTTGGTAGACACATTCCATACTGTAGGAAAAGGCATTTTATATGTTAACTCCAATTCTGATGAGGACGTTCCGTATGTGGCATATGCGCTTGACCCGATGAACGCAGGAGTTGTTTATTCAACAAGTCCCGGAAACGAGCCAGTATATGCATACCACATTGTCACACTTGCAGAGCAGAAAGCAAGGATAGACCTCATAACAAAGAGGAACGTATATAGGCTTACGGGTGGTTATGTAACCAAGAATCCTGAGAGCGCACACCCTACTACAGTTCTTATGGTTGATGGCATCGAGGGGTTTGAGCCAAACAGACTTGGGGAAGTAAACATCATCGAGTATTACTATAACTCAACTTGTATGAGTTCATTCGAGGCTGTTGTGCCACTTATGGACGAGTTGAACTCAATTATCTCCAATAGATGTGACGGAATTGAACAGTTTGTGCAGAGCCTCTGCGTTGCGATAAATTGCAACTTTGAGGAAGGGGTTACGGCAAACGAGATAAGACAGGCTGGTATGCTTGTACTCAAGAACTTTGGAGAGCAGAGGGCAGAGTTCAAGGTTCTTTCGGAACAGCTTGACCAAACACAGACACAGGTAACAAAAGAGGATTTACTTGAAAGTGCATTGGAAATCCTTGCAATACCTAATCGTGAAAGTAGTGCTAGTGGTGATACAGGAAGTGCGGTTCGTGGTAGAAACGGATTCGATGTATCAAGAATGAGAGCAGGTATTCGTGATGCTTATGTTATTGAAGGTGAAATGAAATTCGCTGAATTGACATTAAACACATTGGCTATAGATGGCTTAAATCTTGGACTTACATTAAATGATTTTGAAGTACAAGTTACTCACGATATGACAGATGCGGTAATGACAAAGGCAGAAGCATTAAAAATGTTACTTGAATCTGGAATACATCCATTATTAGCATTTAAGATTACAGGATTGTTTAATGACCCAGAAAAATCATACAACATTTCTAAACCATTCCTTAAAGCTATTTATTCAGACATGGATGATAATAATTCTGTAGCAACAATGAATAAAAAGTTTGATTTGTTCTCAAAGATGCTTTCAGCAGGTGTTAATCCAGACGAAGCTATTAAGCAACTTGGAATGGATGAAACGATAGTATCGAATAGTCCTAGCATGAGCAAATGGGATTACAAACCAGATGATACAGTAGAAGTAATTGAATAATTATGTACGAATACATAGATAAGAATTTAGGGTCGGTGTTGCAAAAAACATCGGCTCTTTTTAATAACAACAGATTAAATCTACTAAATATTGATGAACTAAATGCAGGAAATTCAGATAAGGAAATCAACAATCTGTTTAGGAAACTTAAAAAGTATGCCACAGATTTTTTCAATGATGAATTAGACGATGTAGCCAAAAGATTAAATAAGGACAGAGAAATGTTTGTACTTAACAAATATCTTGAAGGTTATAATCCTGTACTTATGTACGTTTTCTTAAATGAGTTTTTTAGAAAAAGAGAGCGATACAAAGAAGCGGTTATTTCAATCGGTGACGTTAATAGTGTGGAAATGTTAGGAAACATGAAAGCGAATATCCGTTATTGGAATAAGCAAGTAGAGAATACCGCAACCTATATTGAGTATGAAGCTACAAAAGAAGCATATATTGACGATGGTGTTGAGTATGTAATTTGGCATAGTGAATTAGATGATAAGGTATGTGGTGTTTGTGAAGAATTAGACGGTCAAATATTTGGAATAAATGATTGTCCACCGTTGCAACACATTGGTTGTAGATGTTGGATTGAACCATACACCGAGAAGGGGGTAGCAGAATGACACTTAAAGAACTTATAGAAGCATACAAAGAAGATATAGAATTTGTAGTTAAGAAGATTGTAGATGATGAGCCTGTAGAAGTTGTTTCATTCAATGCAAGTGAACTTGATGCAATTAAGACAGACATTACAGACAAGGAAGTATCAAAGTGGTATGTAGAAGTTGCTAACAAAGTACCTGCATACGCAAGGATTATCGTTATAATCAAGAACGCATAAATTCCTAGAAAGGAGTAAGTACAGATGGTAGCAGAATATGACGTTAAGATATTAGGCAAGACATTTCATGCAGGTGAAACAGTACCAGATTTGGGTT